GCCACGCCACCGGCAGCGCCGGCCAGGGTGAGCAGGACTTCGAACATCGCAGGGCTCCTTTCAGCGTTTGATCGCAGTGATGCGCAGATATGACCGGAACATTGCGATGGCGGGATTGCCTCCAGCACGTTCGGACACGAGCTGAAACGACAACTCCACCCCAGCCGAGGCTGCGAAGCTGTAGCTCACTGGCAGCAGTTGAGCGGCTGTCGTGGACAGCGGCGCGTTGGACAGCTCTGTGCGGCTGCCGCCCGAGGGGGTCACACCCCAGCCCAGCCGGTTGCCCGAATCGCCGATCACATTGGTGGCGGTGAGGTGTCCGGTGACCTCAATCGTGCACGCTGCGGGCGGCGTGTAGAGAACGGTGCGTTGAGTAATCGTCCCCGTGCCGACGGTCGCGCCTGCAAAGTCGTGGTCGTCGAAGACGATCTCTGTCGCTGCGCCGGGCGCGATCCCACCGGTCCCCGGCCGGGTGTCCTGCCACACGCCACTGACCCGCAGGTATCTCCGCTCCCCATCGTCGCTGTCGATCCACTCGTCGCCGTCCAGCACATCCGCATCGGCCGGCGCGCCGGACTGGCGGAACGTCTTCGGCGCGCGCCGCATTGCGACAACATGCAGTGCCGTCGCTGACCACCGACCGCGCACGTAAGGACTGCCCTGTACGAAGCGCGCGCGGAACAGATAGGCGCGGCCACCTCGCAGCCCCGGGATCAGGGCGCGGCTGCTGCCGCCCTGCTCCTCCCAGATCAGCCAGTCGCCAGCCGGCAGCGCTTCGTCGAGCGGCCAGTACTGGACTTCGACGCGGCCGCTGGCTCGGATGCTGGCGTCGGCGACCGCCGTCCAGGTCACCAGCACGCGCGACAGGATGCTGTTGTCCAGCAGCGTCGCGCCGCCGCTGGTGACCGCCAGGCCCGCCAGCGTCGGCACCGCCGAGGGGTCGCGGATCGCGCCGTTCGGCGCCGGGTCGCGCCCGGTCAGCTCGGACAGCGGACTCCAGAGCAAGGCGCTGACCTCAGCGGTGGTCAGCTGCACGCCGCCGGAAGGGCTCCACTGCCAGGACGTCACCTCGTGCGTGACGCCGGTCATCAGGCGCGGGATGTCGATGGCCATCACGTCCCACAGCTCGAGTCGGTACGCGTGCAGGTTGCACAGCCACTGCGCGGTGAGGCTCGCCTGGGCCTGCCGGATCTCGATGCTGGCCAGGTGCTGCGCGTGCGCGATGTGCGACACGGCCGGGTACTCGACCTGGCGCAGGTACTCGCCCTGCGCAGCAATGAGCACCGAGTCTCCAACGGCCGGGAACGGCAGCATCTGGTAGCGCTGGCCCGCGTCAATGCATTTGCCGACGACGCGGTTGCACGCCACTTCAGGCGGCTGGCCGACCTCGATGCGCACCGGCGGCTCCGTGCCCGGGCGGCCGGACTCGTCCAGCGGCTGGGCGATCCAGTCTGCCGTCATCGTGGCGGCCGTGCTGGCCAGCGCGCCGGCACGAACTCGCCACACTCCGCCGGCCCAGCCCTGCCGGCCGGCCATGGCCTCCATCAGGTCGTCCAGCACCATCGCAGGCTCCGCGTCGCTGCTGATGACGTGGTGGCAGCGGTACCGCGGCAGCGTCACCGTGCTGAGGCCACCGTCGGGCATGCGCAGCGCGAAGTCCGTGCTGATGTCGCTGGTGTTGCCAGCGGCCACCCAGTCGCTCAGGCGGATGTCGGCCGCGGTGAGTGCCATGCCGTTGGCCCAAAGCGCATACCTCAGGGTGCACGATGCCGCGTTGTCCGTCCACGCCCAGGTCGCAGCGTTGTCGATGCGGTGCGAGCCGCTGCCGCCGGGGACGGTGCTGTCCAGCCGCGCGTCGTAGCACTTGGCGCCGCGCATCAATGCGGTGACGTTCGGGCGGCCTTGCGGGAAGACGTCGGGGTCGTACAGCACATCGACCACGGCCAGCGCAATGCCCGCGAACCGGTCCGTGCTGGTGATCTCGCCGGGGTACTCGGCAGCCAGGTCCGCGCCGACGTTCTGCGCGGCCGTGCCCAGGTAAGGCCTGATCCGCACCAGCGCTGCGCTGGTGTCCGTGTCGTAGGTCACCCGATACGGAAGATCCGGGTTGCCCCCGCTGACGCTGACGGTCAACGCGGCGACGCTTGCGGTCACCGGCACCGCCATTTCGCCATCCGTGCCCGCACCGACGATCTGCACCGCTTTGGCCGTGCCCGCCAGGTAGTTCGAAGGCAGGGACACGGTCGCCGTGCCAGCGCCCGACAAAGTGCCCAGCACCGTGGCGGCCTCGCTGTTGGCCTTGCGCCAGCGCGGGGTGGTGACCCAGCCGGAGCCGTCCAGCGTGACAGGCTGGTCGTCCAGGTACCAGCCCTCGATCGCGTCGATTTCGTGTCCGGCCAGAGACACGATCATCGTGAGCCGCTCGCTGTTTGTGCCGCTCACCCACCGCCGCCTGACGCCCTCGACCGCCCGGACGCGGCCCAGCACCAGAGTGCGCGGCGCATCCGGCAGCAGGTCGACCATCTCGAGCCGGTCGACCTGCGACTCGTTGAACTTCCGGATCTGTTCGCGACGCAGCCGGCGCTGTTGACGCTTCTGGTCGTTTGCGTTGAGCCCGATGCCAATGGCGATCAGGTACGGGTTGCCGAGAAACGTCCCGGCCAGTTGGAACAGCGAACCGATGAAGCTCATGGCGTCATTCCGGCTGCCTGAAGTAGGCCGCGGCCGGCCACACCAGCGGTGGCGCGTCGGTCATCGGGTCGACGTCGAGAGAGGTGTCTCCCGGATACAGCCGCTGCTGCTCCTCGTTGGTGTAGCGCGTCGGCTTTCGGCGCAGCGCTCGCACGCCGCGGTGCTCGCAGCGCAGCGTCACGGTCGCACTGGGGCCGTCGACGATCTCACGGGTTGCCACGTTGCCGCGCCAGAGCTCCAGCGCGTCAGGCATATCACCGTTCTCGGGGTCAACCAACCCTTCTAGCACGCGCACGGCCGCGCCTTCGATGGCGTCGTCCAGCCCCAGCGCGATCTGCGCCTCCGTGGCGCCCGGTAGCACGGTCTCCAGGCTCGGCAGCCCGGTGCCGTCGTGCGCGATGGCTGATGCGCCCACGATGTCGGGCTGCCACGTGTGGCCGCCGAAGACAATGGGCACGCCCGCAGCCGTGAGCCGCTGCGGCGCCGGGGTGTAGAGGATCTCGACCAACTGCGCCATGGGGATCTGCTCACCGGCAAGCGCGCGGTCGAGCAGCGCCTGACCGCCTGCGTTCAGCGTGCGCACGTCAGAACGCCTCGACGAAGGTCAGCTCGAGCGGCTGCTGCACCAGGCCGGGCGTGTACGCCGCCGCCAGCTCGGCCGCCGCGAGCTCGAAGGTTGACGTCGGCGAGTTCCAGGCCAGGGCCGTGCCGGAGGTGACCGCGCGCCGCAGCGGCAGCACCAGCGGCACCGTGGCGGCGCCTGCGTCGGTGAACGCCACGGCCGACGCAGCTTGCAGCAACTGGCCACCCACCACGCCCAGGAAGTCACCCGCAGCCAGCGACGCGGAGCCGGCGAACGCGCTCGCCGCCGCGCTTTGCTCAAACTGCCAGTCGTCGAGGTTGATCTGGGCGATGCCAGGCGCCGGGTTGGCCTGGGCCCAGACATAGGCGCGCACGCTGGCGGCGTTGGCGGGCGCCGTTGAGGTGTGCGTCAGCCGCGCGGCGCTGAGCGGCGCGGTGACCGTTGTCTGGGCATTGCTGAGCACTGTGGCGCCATCAGCGGCCATCCAGTCCCAGTACAGGCGCAGGCCGCAGGCCGTGGCCGACAACACCGACACGGCCATGGTGTAAGACCGCCCAGGAATGATGCCGGTGGTGTCCTGCCGGACTCCAATCGCGTCCCCGGATGAAGTGCCCAGCGCGGCCGCAGTGATGCGCTGCGACCGCAGGCCAGTCGCGCCTGGCAGAGGCGGCCCGGCCTCGAACGTGACCGCGCCGGTCGACCCGGTGATGTACGACTGCATGTGGTCTGAGCGACCGTTGGCATCGGTGTCAACCTCGAAGCTGCCGCCCAGCAGCATGTTCGGCGCGGGCGCTGCACCGATGACGGACACCGAGGACGCGCCGGCCGCGGCGCTGGCGCCGAGCGTCATGCTGCCCCGGGCGTTGCCCAGCGGCACGCTGCGGTGCCAGGGTCTCAGGCGCACAAGGTCGCCGCTGGCCACCAGCGACTGCAACCAAGCCTCGCGCGCGGCAGCCTGGGTGGCGTCGCGCCAGGCGGGCAGGGTCACCGTGACGACCTGGCGGTGGCCGAGATGCGCCACCCGCTGGCGTTGGCCGCTGTAGAAGCCCGCCCAGCCGCTGGTGGGCACGCGCGCCCCCCAGGTCAATGTCTGAGGCTCCCACTGCGGGCCGGCGGGCCAGTCTCGTGTCGCCATGCTCAGCCTCCGAGGCCCAGGGCCAGGTTGCGCTGGCGTCCGCGCTCGAATTCGCGCAGCGCCCGCTCAACGTCACCGTCCGCGCCGCGGCCGACGTTGCCATTGAAGTTCAGGATGTACGTGGCGCCGCCACCCGCGCCGGATCCGGCGCTCTGCATTGGCTCGACGCGCCCGCTGGCGCGGCTGAGCAGGTAGTCCTTGCCGCCAGAGCGGAACATCTCGCCAGGGCCGCCGCCGTACTCGTTGACGCTGTAGACGCGCCCTGGCGCGGTGCCGCCACCCATGGCACGCGCGCCGCCAAACAGGCCGGCCAGGAAACCCGTCAAGGCGCCAGCGTTGTTGCTCTTGCCGCCACCGAAGAGGTACTCGTTCAGCTGGGCGGCAGCGGCCTGCGCAATCATGCGCTGCAGGGTCTGGCGCCAGAGCTCGCCGATGCTCGCGAAGTTGCCCGCAAGCAGGCGCTCCAGCGTGCTCCCCAGAGAGTCCTGGATGCTGGCCTGCGCCTGCTTGGCGAACTCGCTGAGCTGCTGGATCGGCTCCACGGCGTCCTCGCCCAGCCGCTTGACAACCACGCGCACGCCTTCGGCCCACTGCTCGGCGCCGATACGGCCATCGCTGAAGGCCCGGTTCAGCAGCTCGACCTCAGCGGTGACCTCCTGCAGCTGCCCGGTGGGCGTCTGCGCCAGGATGGCGTCCAGCCGGGCCTTGTCAGCAGAGGCCTGCTTGGCGGCCGGAGAGAGCGCCTGCAGCGCCTCTTCGATGTCGAGGATTGCTTCGTCGATCGATCCGCCGCCGCCCGCCTGCCGAAGCTCGATCAGCGCCTGCAGCTCGAGCCGCAGCTCGGCGATCTTCTGGGCGTCGGTCTCTGTCAGCCGCTTGAGCGCCCTCTCGGTCACGTCGTCGATCTTGGCAAACGCGGGTGGCTGATCCCGGCCGCCTGTGCCGGCTCCGGCGCCCGCACGCTGGCGCCCGGCCAGACCCGGCACCGTCGACACGCTGGGCCGCTGCAGGCCGGCACGGCCCTCATTGCTGTAGTCGGCCTCGGGAATGACGCGGCCGACCTGCATCACGCGCTGGGCCAGCTCGTCGTTCTCTTTGCGGGCCTGCTTGGCGTCCGCCACCATCAGGCGCCGGATCTCCGCGGCCTGCGCGAAATTGCCGGTGACAATGGCAGATGCTTGGGCGGCGATGCCTCCCAGTTCGCGGCCGATGCCCTTAAACACGAACGCCACGTCGGCACCGAGCACCGTCAGCGCCTGCAGCGGCACGGTGATCACGTTCGACAGCTGCTGTGCCCCGCCGACAACGTCGCCACGCAGCGCAGCGCCCAGCTGGTTGAGTGCCGGGATGACCGCCGAGACAAATGTCCGCCCCAGGTCCAGCGCGTTCTTTTGCAGCTGGGCCAGCTCCTTGTTGAACTTCTCGGCCTCGGCCGCCTGCGCGGCAGTGACGGTGGCCAAGCCCGCGCCGTTTTCTGCCAGGTCCTTCAGCAGCGGCGCGACCTCTCGCACGCTTTTGCCGAAAAGTTCCTGCACCAGCCGGGCCTTGTTGGCGTCGTCGGCGTACCCGCTCAGCGCCTTGGCCACCGCCTGCAGGGCCTGCGTCGGGTCTTGCTGCCGCAGTTCCGCGGCCGAGAGGCCGATGCCCTTGAGCGACTGATCCAGCGGCGAGCCGGGCTGCGCTTCCTGCAGCACCTTGTTCAGCTTCACCAGCGCGGCGCCGGCGACGTCGATGCTGGTGCCCGTGCGGGCCGCCACGTCCTCCAGCGCCGACAAGCTCTCGACGGTTGAGCCGGTGGCATCCGCCAAATCGTTCAGCGAATCCAACCCGTCGACCGTCGCCCTGAAGAATGTCGATAGCCCGGCCACCGACAGTGCGCCGGCCAGCGCAGACCCGACGCTGGTCGCCAGGCCAGACAGACGCTGGTACCGCGACTCGATGTCGGCCGCCGTCTTCTGGGCGATTCGGCCAGCACGATCCATGCCCTGCTGCAACTGCGCCAGCTGGGCGACCAGATCGATCGAGAGGGTTGCGAGTGCCACGGGTTGAAGTCCTTGGTGTCAGGCCATGCCGTTGTTTTGCGGTGGGCGGTGGTTCCGGATCACGCCGAGGCGGCGCACCAGCCCATCGACATCGCACACGCCGAGCAGCGCCACGACGACATCGAGCCCGGCCCACTCGATGCCGCCCTGGCCGTTGGCCAGCAGCCTCCAGGCCGCGAATGCAATGAACTCATCTTGGTTGGCTTGCGCGGTTTCGCCCCTGATCTGGACACCGGGCGCGGCGGCATCCAGCAGGGCCGTCAGTTTTTTGCGGCTTCCTCGGTGCGCTTGAGGTGCGCTGAGATTTGCTCGGCGATGGCTTCTGCGATCTTGCGGACCATCGCCACGTGATCGCGCACCCACGCGGCCCAGAGTTCGGGGTCGAACGGCACCGAGTCACTCGCGCCAATGGCCGGGCCGAGAAGATCGGCCTCGGTGAAGCCGCGCCAGTCCTCCACGTACTCGCACACGTGGTCGACGGTGACGCCGGCCGTGAAGCGGTGCAGCTCCGCCTCCAGGGGCCGACGAAAGCACACCTCTTGCGCCGGCTTTTCGCCGACGGCCGGCCGCAGCTCCACCCAGTGGCGGCGCTGCTCGCGGAGCTGCTTGAGCACCAGACTGGTCACGCCGCACCTTCGATGATGAAGCCCTTGACCGTGACGCTGATGCTGCCGGTGCCGGCCTGGCCCTGCTGCACGTCGCGGCCGGGCTTGCTGGGCTCGCCGCGGAAGATGGCCACGTCGCCGTTGGACCAGGTGACGCGGAACACCAGCAGCGTGCTGTTTCGCGCCGCGCGCCGCACCAGCTGCAGCGCTTGGCTGGCCAGACTCTCGGCAAGCAGGTTGATCGTCACCGTCTCGGCTGCCAGCAGGCCATTGCGCTCCTGCCGGATGTTGTCGATCAGCCGCGTGACGTTGAGCTTTTCGCCCTCGCCGCCGCCCTCGGCGATGCTGGTGGCCGATGCCAGGGTGGCCCACGCCGTGATGGGGATGTAGCTGCCGCCGGTGTAGGCCGGGAACAGCGTGGTGTCGATGTCCTCGAGCGAGAAGGTGTTGGTTGCGGGTGAGAGCACGCGCACGGCTTGGCCGTCCAGGTTGACCATGCCGGTCACCTGGTTCATGTAGCCCACCGACTTGGCCGTCAGGCCGTGCGCCGTGGCTGTGGCAACGCCCGGATTGGCCTGGGTGATGCCCGAAACCGTGATCGCCGTGCCTTCGGTGAGACCGACCTCGACGCGAACGCCGCGGCCAATGATGAGATCGCCTGCTGCCATTTCTGGCTCCTTTCAGTGCTGAGATGACCGGCCGCGGGGCCGGCAGTTGCCGGAAACAACAAGGCCCGCACGCGGCGGGCCTTGGACGTGACGGGTGGCTTGGGGACTCAGGCCCACCACTCCACCGTGAGCTGCTCGCCGTCGAGCCCAACCTCGGAATCAAACGCCGTGGTGCGGTCGGTGACCGCCACCCCGCGAGCGACAGGCGCCGTCGCCAGCGCCGCGGCCACCTGATCCGCCACCTGAGTGGCTTGCGTTGCGGTGCGCGCCCAGCACTGAACCGACAGCGTCGCCGCATCGGCGATCACCTGGCCCAGCAGGTTGAGCGTGTAGTCGTGCCGCGCCGATAACACGACGAACGGCGGCTCGTCGTCGGCCAGCGTTGCGTTCTGCGCGATGCGGTCGGCCACCAGCGCAGCCAGGCCAGCGTGCGCCCGCAGCAGGGCGATGCAGTCCGACTCGGCGCTCATGGCGTGATGTCCGGCGCCGGAGCGCGCGGCCGGTTAAGCTTGGCGATCGCCGGGCCGATCTTGGCCTTGAAGATCTCCAGCGCTTGAGCCAGGCGCTGTGCGGCGGGCTGCAGGAACGGGCGCGGAGCGGCGGTGGACGTGCCGAACTCGACGAAGCGCCAGTAAAAGGGATCTCTCGGCGACCGAGCACCGCGCGCGGCCTTTGGGGCCGGGCGGACGTTCACGAACACGCCCACATCGCCCTTGCGCCGCGCGATCTTGCTGGTGCGCACGGAGATTGCGCTGCGCAGCGTACCCGGCGCCCGCACGCCGCGCCGCACTGCGGAGTCGGTGGCAGAGATCACTGGCGCCAACCGCCGGGCGTCGTTGCGCACCACGCGAGCGCCGGCGGCGAGCGCGTTGCGCAGGGCCTTCTTGCGCAACTTGGCCGGGATCTCCGACAGCGCCTGCTTGAGGTCGGGCAAGCCGCGGATGGTCGCGCTGATCATCGTGCGTCTCCGGTGCCGCTTGAACACATCAGCTCCAGCACCTCTCGCTGGCCGCGCACATCGATCGGCGGGCCCTGCACCTCGTAGGCCTCGCCGCGCCACAGCACTCGCCACGAGGCCTGCACGTCGGTGCGGAAGCGGATGGTGAACTTGGCCACCAGCGATGCCTGCATCTGCCCGGCCGCGAAGTAGTCACGACCGCGCAGAGGCTCTGCTGCGGCCCAGACCGTTTCGACATCCAGCCAGGTCTCCAGCGCCTGGCCGCGGTCGTCGCGGCCGACGGTTCGACGCTGCAGGGTGATCTGCTCGCGAAGGCGTGAGGTCATCAGCACCAGAGTCGCTCCCCGTCCAGCAGCCGCTCGTGGAGCGGGTTGGCCTGCAGGCGACCGTCAAGCAGCGCGCCGGGCTCGTCGATCCAGGCCGCCACGCACGCCAGAACGAAGGTGCGCACGCTGGTCGGCATCGGGCTGGCGGCCAGCACGCTGACGTCGATGCGCACGCGCGGCCCCCACTCTTCGCCCGCAAGCTCCGGCCAGTTCTGGCCGGGCACGAGCTGGATGCGGGTCAGCCGGTCCAAAGGGGCGGCCTTGTAGGCGGACGCGCTGAGCGTCGTCCAGTCCGCTGGCGCGGCGGCTGACCGGTAGCTGATCACCACCGTTTCGGGCTGCCAGCACGGCAGCTCGATGACCGATGTTTCCGGCCACTCGGTGAACTCCGCGCGCCGCGTCTGAACCCGGTACCACCGGCCGGTGATCTGTTCCGCCTGCTCCCGCGCAGCCGAAATGGCGATGTCGATCTCTCCGTCCAGAGCGGTGTCGACAATGCGGCAGCGCAGTCGTGCTTCGACCGCGGTGACCGGCTCCGGGCTGGTGGTCGGGTAGGACAGAAGGCGCATCGGGTAGGACCTGGTGTTCTGGCTACATCAGCAGCACGATGGCGTTGTCCATCAGCGGCGGCAGCGTGATCTCGACCCACCCCGGCTCACGGTCCATGCGCACGGGCCGCCCACCGACTTGGCCAGGCTCGAACCACTGCGCCGAACTGACGTTGCCCAGCACATCCATGCGCACGCGCAGGCGCAGCGCTGACTGCCGCGCGTTGACCTGGGCGCCGGTGTACGAGGGCGCGGTGCCATAGGTGCAGTTGTTGGTGTTGACCAGGTGCACGGCGACGCGTCCATCCGGGTGCGCGCGAAGGGTGGCGAGCGTGGGCCGGGTCGCGTCGGTCGCGCCGTTGACGATGACGGTGCGCAGAGGATCCAGGTTCGTGCCCGTGAGCCAGGCACGGGCCTGCACGTTGGATCCGGTCGGGATTGCCGCGCCGCTGTCGGTGAAGGTGGCGTCGGGCTCGGTCTTGACGACCAGATCCATGTCGGCCAGCGGGTACTGGCTCACCGTTCGAGTCGCGTCCAGCCCCTCGCCCACCAGCGCCATCATCCACGGCAGATGCCGAGTCATCAATGGCGTGATGATGTCGCGGCTGTAGCGCTTGAGCCGGTTGATGTCCCAGCCGGGCCCCACGTCGACCTCGTACGAACCCGCCCAGCAGTTGGTGGCGCTGCTGGCGCTGTTGCTCACCGAGTTCGAATACCGCTCGTCGAGGTCCGGCACCGCCAGCGCAACCTGAGGCGGCACGTCGAAGCCGTCGAGCAGCTGGCTGCGGTGGATGCCGATCCAATCGAACAGCGGCGCAAAGTCCGCAGGGTCTGCGGTCCACTGCCAGCGGTTGCCTCCCTGCCAGCCGGTCAGGAAGTTGGTGATGTAGTCGAAAACCTGCACGGGCACCGTGGGCATGCACCCGTTGGCCAGGGCCCAGGCGCAGGTGGCCCGGTAGTTGGCCGCGACGGTGACCGGCTCGGTGTAGGTGCTTGCGGTCGGCGGGAAGTCGTCGAACGTCGGCGGCACCACGGCAAAGGTGCTGAACCGGTCGCCCTGGGTGTTGGGCGGGACGGCGCGGATGTAGGGATAAGGCGCCAACGTGGCACGCGCTCCGAACGCCCTGACACTGGCGCAGGCCAGCTGCACGCGCGCGAACCATGTCAACAGCCGCGTGGCGTCCGCCAGGTCGTGCCCCGACTGGTAGCCGGCCACCGGCTCGGTGTCGGCAGGGTTGAGCTCCACGATCAGGTTGTCGAAACCCGCCGCGCCCACTGCCATGTTGCACAGCGCGGCCCACGAGCTGGGGATGGCGGCGAAGCCGTTGTAGCTGCTCTCGATTCCGGCGGCGCGGTGCATCGGCCGCACTCGCTCGAGCGCATGCGTCATGCAGTACCGCAGCATGTGCCGGCGCCAGGCCTGGTCATGGACCGGGTGGTTGGCGCGGGTCTGCGAAACACTGGCGGCGATGTACGCGGCGTCATTGGCGTAAGCGGCGCGCAGAAGCGCACCATAGCTCGGCACCTGGAACGAGCGTTCCACGTCGCTGCCGAACCCGCCGCCGTAGAACCAGAGCGTCGCGCAGGTGGTGAAGTCGTCATAGTGGACGCTGTTGCCCTGCGTCAGCCAGTAGGCGGTGCCGCGCTGGCTCTCGGTCAGGGCCGGGTCCACTGAGTTCAGCTGCCGATTTCGGTCGTCGTCCGAGCCGTAGTCGGCATACCCGAACACGTCCAGAGCCGGGATGCAGTTGGCCCCGTACAGGGTCTTGACCCCGAACGCCGGGTTGAGCGCCAGCGTCGCCGGCGACACCAGCCCGCCGACAACGCCACCGACCACGCGAAGGTTCCGCAGCGTCGTGCGCTGCTCTGCCATGTGGGCGGTGTCGAACTGCCACTGGCTGCGCGTCATGAACGGGTACCGCCGCGGAATGTCCCAGTCACCGGTGTAGGTGGCCGCCAGGCGCGGGCCGCCCTTGTAGACCCAGGAGCTGTAACCCGCCTCGGTGACACGGGCGAACGGCTGGTAGATCTGCTGGTCGTGCAGCAGCCCGCCGCAAGCAGGCGGGACCATCAACCGAATGGCTTGGCGGGCGATCATGCGCGCGGGCTCTCCGTGCTCCAGGCGACGCCGGTGCCGACCGACAGGTTGGCGGAGATCGCGCCCTCGCTTGGCGCCAGGGTCGTGCCGAAGCCGTTGCGGAATCTCCAGCGGACGTCGGCCACGGGGCTGGCCCCGCGAAAGTCGGCCGCCCAGTCGTCTCGCGTGAACGGCCGGCGCCACATCGCGACGTCAGCCACGCGGCCGAACCACTGACTGTTGGCTCCGTTGCCGGCACCCGCGCCGATGCGGAAGTCGGCCACCGTGCTGCCGGCGTACCAGTTGGCTGCGACGTGGGCCACGTTCACGTCGCGCGTCTGGATCACGCGATCGAGAGCGGTTTCGATCACGCCGTTAATCACGTCGACGGAGACGCCCAGGCGCATCCACTGGCCGACGCTTGAAACTCGCGGCCGGGCGATCTGGTTGGTCACGGCGCTGCTGACGCTGGCGCGCACGTTGGACCATTGGAAGTTGCCAACGCCGGCCGCGTCGGCGATCGCGCGCAGCAAGGTTGTGCCGTTCGAAAGCGCCACCGGGTAGCGGCTCCC